GGCAACTTGTTGGTTGGGACGCCGAGCTCCGCTGGAAGATTTTGTGTTGAACATTCTTCTACATCAACGCCTGCTGGTTTTTTCAACAACCCAAATTCTGGCACAAGCGGAGTACAGGCTTTAGGTACAAGTTTACCTTCAACGGCAAACAACACTAATTGTTATCACTTAAAATCTACTACTCAAGGTGTTGCTTCTTATTATCTTTATGGCGATGGTTCTTCGTCTTTCACTTCAGATGAACGCCAAAAGAAAAACATTGTAACTACTAGAGATGGGTATCTTGACGATCTTAAAAATCTTCGTGTCGTTGATTATCACTGGAACAATCAAGAAGACACCGAAGACAAGAACATTGGTTTGATTGCTCAAGAAGTAGAACAAATTTTTCCGCATTTAATTGTAGAGCATGAACTTGAAGGTGCTGGTGTAAGAAAAAATCTAAAAGGCTCTGACTTTACATTTATTTTAATTAAAGCCATCCAAGAACAACAAGACCTAATTGAATCACTAACTGCACGTATCGCACAACTAGAAGGAGCTAACTAATGGCAACAACATGGACAATCTCAACACTCGAAAGAACTCTTGCAGACGGTGGCGTAACAGTCGCACACTGGCGAGCTACCGATGTAGACGGAGACTACTCTGCATCATCCTACGGCACTTGTGGCTTTTCACCAGACCCTTCAGATCCTTCCTTCGTGGCTTATGACAGCCTCACGGAAGCTGAAGTCTTACAGTGGTGCTGGGACAACGGTGTAGACAAGGACGCTATTGAAGCATCTCTGGCAGCTAAGATTGAATCTGACAAGAACCCAACTCAGGCTAATGGAGTGCCTTGGTAATGGAAATCGTATGGGAAATCTTTAACTGGCTTACAGCAACAGTAACCTTAGCATCAGTAGTTAGCGCAATGACACCTACGGACAAGGACGACAAGATCGTAGCTAAGCTCAAGCAATTCGTTGATCTACTTGCGGTCAACATTGGTCACGCTAAGAAGTAAGGAATCCATCGTGCAGGAAGAAGCAAAGGCGATAACAGACGCAATCGCAGTATCTGGTGGCGTCGCAACTCTAGCTGGCTGGCTTCCTGACGTTGCCGCACTTTTTACTATCATCTGGTTATCCATTAGAATATGGGAATCAGACACCGTTCAAAAATTAAGGAGCAAATAATGCCAACTTTGAAAATCGATGATCGTGAATTCGAGATTGATGATCTTTCAGACGAAATCAAATTAAAAGTAGGCAGGATGCAAGAAATCAACAATCAGATTCGTTCATTGAATCTTCAGATCAGTGAGTTACAAACAGTCTTTCAGGCTTATGTAAACACGATCAATTCAGAGTTAGAAGCTAGCGAATGATTTAACGCTGGTTTCTGAGGTGAAGTATGATCGCAGAAATCAGCGCAGCAATCGCAGCAGTCCAGGCAGTTAATTCTGCCATCAGTTCCCTGAAAGAGTCAGCGGGTCACGCAGGCGATCTTTCTGCTGTGGTAGGTAGATGGGCAGAGGCTACTGAGAAAGCCCAAGAAGCTGAGAAGAAAGGCGCTGGTGTGATGTCGTACAAAGAGGCGCTTCAGATGGAGTCTGTCACGCGGCAACTGGCTAACTTTGACCGACAACTGCAAGATATATGCCTGCTTCAAGGACAAGGTGATCTCTACCGATCCATCAAACAAAGGATGGAAGAGTCACGGCTTGCTCATGAGAAAGAAGTCGCTAAACTAAGAGCCAAGCGCAAAGAGTTCCGCAAGACCATGAAATTACTAGGAACCATTCTGTTCTCTGGGATCTCATTCATGGTTCTTTTACTAGGCGCTTTATATCTCTGGGTGCGAATGAGATGATCATGGCATTTATGTTAATGATTATGGTCAACGGTGAGATGCGGGATACCGAAATGATGTACTTCCGCAATGTGAATCGATGTAACTTCTTCGCAGGTGCGCTAGAAAAAGGTTCGTCCGATAATGGTCAATATAAGATTACTGCCTGGTGCGAGCCTAAGATGGTGAAAGACAACGTTAAATTTTGGGATTAACTATGAAACTAGATGGAATCAAAAACTTAATCGGTGGTCTTGCGCCTACGATTGGAGCCGCTCTAGGAGGCCCTGTAGGGGGCATGGCGGCAGAAACGATTGCTAAGGTACTAGGATGCAGCCCTGAGCCAAAGTCTATCGAGAAGGCCCTACAGACTGCCACGCCTGAACAAATAGCTGAAGTTAAGAAGGCCGAGATCCAGTTTCAAACCAGGATGAAGGAATTGGAAGTCGATGTCTTCGCGCTCGAAACTCAAGACATCCAACACGCGCGCCAAACGATGGGAAAAGATTGGACTCCAAAAGCTATTGCGATCATGTGCGTGATCTTTTTTGGTGGGTATATCGGGATGGTTACTATCATGCCGCCGGACCAAAATTCAGACACGATTGTCAGTCTTGTCTTGGGCTATTTAGGTGGCATTGTTTCATCAATAATAAGTTTTTATTTTGGCGCGAGTCATAAGGATTGACATGGAAAAACTCAGGGAAATGCTGAAACGTCATGAAGGCGTTAAGTCTCATGCGTATAAATGTTCAGCAGGGAAAATCACCGTCGGTGTCGGAAGGAACATTGATCAAGATGGCGGTCTAGGTTTAAGCGATGATGAAGTTGATTTCTTGCTAGACAACGACATCATCCGATGCATAAAAGAGCTTCAAATCTTCCCTTGGTTCAACACTTTGAACGAAGCAAGACAACACGCGATTATTGATATTTGTTTCAACATCGGTCTTCCCAGGTTGATGCTTTTCCAGAAAGCCAATCTAGCTATGTCTACAAGCAATTTCGATCTTGCCGCTGATGAGTTCTATGACTCCAAGTGGGCTAAACAAGTAGGCAACAGGGCTATTGAGATCTGCGAGATGATCAGAAGTGGCGAATATAAAAAGGCCCCGATCGGCTAGGGGAAGGATACCGAAAGGGGCCTGGAGCAATCCAGGCAATATATCATATTTCATAGTTGCAATGTTAATCATTCCTGTTACAATGTCATGGCATTTATTAACAGGAGCAATGAAATGCAACAATCAGAACAAGTCAACGAGCTATTCGCTGCAATGGCGAAGGCTCAGGCTGAGATCAAGAATCCAGCCAAGAACACGAAGAATACGTTCTTCAAAAACGAATACGCTGATCTAACGTCAGTTCTTAACGCCATCCGTCCAGTCGCATCATCCCATGGATTAAGTTTCATCCAGTCGGTGGATATGATCGATGAACGGGTAACGGTACAGTCTCAGATATCCCACGGTTCTGGTCAGTGGATCCGCTGTAGTGCGATGGTTCCGTTGTCCGATAACGTGAAGAACGTTCCCCAGGATATCGGGATTATCTCTACCTACATCCGTAGATACCAAGCTCAAGCGATGTGGGGCATCAATGCTGAAGATGACAATGATGCTCAGACACTTACGGATAACTCTATTGGTATTGAGAACATCTCAGAGAAGAAAGTAGCGCACATCGATGCGTTACTAGACTCTACTAAGTCTAATCGTCAAGCGTTTCTCAAAGTCTATGGCGTTGAGAAGATTGAAAACCTTACGGACAGTCAATACGACAAGGCAGTGAGTCAACTTCAGCAGAAGAAAAGGGGGCAGAAATGAGAAGAAGGTTCTCAGACTGGGGATTTTTCATTGAAGCGAAAGACTTCATCCGTAAGCCTGACTTCCAGCGAATGTATCGATGAAGATCCACAACGTGGAACAAGGGACGCCTGAGTGGTTCAGGCTCCGCCTGGGCAAGCCTTCAGCAAGTAGGTTCAAAGATTGCGTCACGGGTACAGGTAAGCCGTCAGCTAGTGCTGAGAAGTATATGCACGAGCTTTTAGCCGAAAGACTATCAATGAAACGGTTTGAAGGCTTTGATACTTTCCACATGAAACGTGGCCGTGAACTAGAACCCCAAGCGGCTGATGTGTTTAGTTTTCAGACAGATTTACCCTGCCGAGAAATCGGGTTTGTAACCGATGACAAGGAAGCTATCGGTTGCAGTCCTGATCGGTTAGTCGGTGATATCGGGCTAGAGATTAAATGTCCGATGCATACGACTCAGGTGAAGTATCTTATTGATTACCACAAAGAAGGAATCATGCCACCAGAGTATTATGCCCAAGTCCAGGGGACTATGTGGATCATGGATTTACCAGACTATTGGTTTATGTCTTACCATCCAGATCTTCCTAATTTGATCATGAAAGTTCAACGGGATGATAAGTATATCGCTGGTCTTCAAGCGGCGATTGAGAAACTACTTGAAGATCTAGAAACTAACTTTCAACTCATAGGAGTCTAAAATGCAATATGACAATCGGGGAAAAGTAAGCCTGTGGAAGAACGACAAAGGCGGCGATAAGCAGCCAGTCGTAACGGGTAAGGTCGTTGCTCATAGGGATATCAAGGAAGGTGAAACTTTAGATATTGCCTTGTGGAAACGCGATGACGCATCTGGGAACCAGCCAGTGATGACTGGTAAGATCTCAGATCCATATAAAAAGGATGACGGTGATGACCTACCGTTTTGATTTCGGCAAAGCTCTGAAGGAAATGCAGGATGAGCAAAGGGTTAGTTCTTCTGAACTAGCCCGTCGGCTCAATGTTCATCGACAACAAATAAATCACTGGCGGGGCAGGAAGGATGCAAAAATATCGTTGGTTATTAAAGTCTGTCATGGTCTCGACGTTGAAGTCTTTGATTTCTTGGAAAGATCAATTAATTAAAGGTTTAAAAAGGCTTTGGTTAGAAGTGAAGTGGTTTGTCGAAGACGTGATTGAAGAGGTTAAACGAAGATGAACGGCGTATTCTGGATGATTCGTAATCGGAAGGATATTGATCAAGTCTTGAAGTTCTTCAAGAAATTTCTTGATGACTGGGATTACTCAAGACCGATAGCCTGGAAGGTTGAGCCGTATTCTGCGACTAGAAGCCTGAGTCAGAATGCTTTATTTCATATGTGGTGCGGTGAGATGGCAGATCACTTCTCAAGCAAGATCGACATCACGCCAGAGAAAATGAAACTACTGATGAAGAACGAGTTTCTTGGAACGGAAGATGTCTTTATCGGTAAGACGGAGATCAAGCATCAACTCAGATCTACGTCGAGTTTGAGTAAAGGCGAAATGCATCAATTTATGGAGCAGGTTTTTCATTGGGGACTAGATCACGGGGTTACTTTGACCAACCCCAAGAATTCGGAATTTGCTCGTGCCAGAAACGCTGCGATCTAAAGCCCTAAGACTTTTCCAGTTAAAGAGAAGACTGGAAGAATGTGACGATCATGGCTTCGGGGCTTGCGTGACCTGTGGAAAAGTCGGTCACTACACAAAGATGCATGGTGGTCACTTCATCCCTAAAGGTAAAAGTTCGTTCCATGCGTTCAATCCTGACAATGTTCACCTTCAATGCCCTGGCTGTAATTTATACGGCATGAAACATGGACTCGCAGCGCAGAATTACACTGTCTTTATGATTGAAGCGTACGGAAAAGCGTACGTTGATTTCATGTTGGATACGGCAAACAAACCGCATAAACTCTATGCCGCCGATTATAGGGAAATGATCGAAGAGTTTAATGCCGAAATTAAACAACTCAAAGGAAAGCTGTTTTGATTGCGGCGAGCGAGCAGTTCATGCACATCACGTTGTTCCCAAGTCTTTGGGTGGAACGACTACCGTTAATTTGTGTGCTGACTGCCACGGTAAGGTTCATAATCGGAGCTTCATCGACTCAAGCGCATTGGTCAAAAAGGGTCTGGCTAAACGTAGGAAGAAAGGTTTGCATCATGGTTCGCCGCCTTTTGGCTATGATCTAGAGAACGGAAAATTAAAGAAGAATCCAGCGGAATACAAAGTAGTCAAATTAATTATCAATTTACACTACCAGGGGAAAAGCGGTGGAAAAATACGAGATGAACTCAACCGAAGAGGCTTGGCGAAACGGAATGGTAAAATTTGGGACCGAAGCACAGTCTATCAGCAAATCAAAAGGTATCGACAGCGTCAACGAGAAGGACTGGAACCTGATCAATAAGCCACCGCACTATAACAAGGGTGGTATTGAAGCGATTGATTACATCAAGCAGCAGCTTGGTCCAGGGTTTAAGGGATACTTAGAAGGGAATGTCTTAAAGTATATTCACCGACATAAGTACAAGCAAAATCCCAAGCAGGATCTTGAAAAGGCTAAATGGTATTTGGAACGGTTGATTCAAGAGATAGACTAGAGTATATTGAATGTGTCGGCGGGGCTGCCAACCCCTGAAGGCCGATTTGGGTAAGGTAGGAAAGACAACCGTGCACAAACCGACACGGCTGTAATTATCCCACCTTTTCAAACTGCCTTCAAGACCAATTGCGACTAGTTGCAACTGGTCACAACTGGTCATCTCCGTCGCTCGTTTCGTCTGGCTTAATCGTGCCAGCAAGTAGTGGCAACACTAGATACGAACATAGCGATAATCCGTGAGCATGTTGTAGGTCTGACCACTTGACCCGACTCACGTCCTTGAATTGCAGCAGGCCCCGAGCGGGGTATGGTAGGAGTTGCGTCCTACTAGGAAAGGGAAACCACATGAGTACCGGATCTTAGGATCTAGAGACGCATGGGCTAAGTCATCTAGCGAATGATACGCCTGTCTCTTGCAACAGGGAAAAAGTGGAGCTATGCCCAAAATACAGGGTGATACATGAAGATCATTTTGACTGATGCTGAAGTAGAAATAGCGCACATGATTGCCGAAGGTAAATCAACCTACGGCCCACAAGTCAGTTGGAATAAATTCACCAGATCAGGTGATGCTCATACAAATTTAGTGAATGGATTCGCCGCTGAAATGGCGGTTGCGAAATATCTAAACGTTTACCCAGATCTGAAGGATAAATCAGATCATGAAGACTTAACTTATAGGGGACAAACGATTAATGTTAAAAGCACCAAATATCCTTATGGCAAGTTGCTGGTTCCTGATTACCAGGGCAGAACTGCTGATTGGTATATCTTGGTCACTGGGGAAATGCCTGAATTCACGATCAGGGGCGTAGTCCATGCTGATGAAGTCTTTAGGCAAGAAAACATAGGCGACTTAGGAAAAGGGAAGGCTTATATCATGGAGCAATATCAACTCATGGCAATGGAAGATTGGCTAGATGCTTAGGCCACATCAAGAACAAGCAATCAACCAATTAAGGCATTCAATCAAGAAGGGCAATAAAAGAATCATCTTGGCTGCACCGTGTAGCTTCGGGAAGACACGGGTAGCAATGGAGATCCTGAAGAACACTGCCAAGAATGGCAAGAAGGGCATCTTCATTTGCGACAGAATCAAGCTAGTCCAGCAGGCTCTTGAAGAATTCGACAGGGCAGGGCTAAAGGTCGGGGTCATGCAAGGTGATCACTGGCGAACAGATCCCAATGCAGACATACAGATAGCATCAGTTCAGACTTTAGCGAGAAGACGTTACCAGCCGATCTTTCACGTTGCCATCGTGGATGAATGCCATACGCACTATAAGCATTTAACCGAATTGATGGAGAAGAACTCTAAAGTCATCTTTATCGGGTTAAGCGCTACACCTTATGCGAAAGGATTGGGCAAGCACTATCAAGATCTGGTCGTTCCGATTACCACTGAACAGCTTCTTGATAAGGACTACTTATGTCCTGTTAAGTATTTCGGTGGAAGTCATGTCAATTTAAATGGTGTGAAAACAAAAAGACTTTCCACAGGCGGGTCGGACTATGATCCAATGTCTTTGGCGAAAGCCACTGAAGAAGATCAAAAGCTGGTAGGTGACATCATTGAAAATTTCAAAAGGTTCGGTCAAGGCCAGACGATTGCATTCAGTCCATCAATTAAAACGTCGAAAAAACTGGTGGAAATGTTCCGAAAAGCGGGAATCTCAGCAGAACACATCGACGGCTACATGGACGATGAAGAAAGAAGAATAATTTACGAAAGTCATGATGAAGGCGACTTCCAAGTGTTGAGTTGTTCGCAATTACTTAACACGGGATATGACGCGCCAAAAGTCCAGACGTTAATCGATCTAAAGCCTACTAAAAGCCTGATTTCTTATATCCAGCGAGCAGGCAGGATCATGCGACTCCATCCCAATAAGACCCACGCGATCTACCTAGACCATGCAGGTAATGTCTTGAGACACGGCTTCCCTGAGTCGATTGTTCCAGAAAGTCTCGACGCTGGGGACAAGACCTACAACGAACGTGAACTGACTAAAGAGAAAAAAGAATCAGAATTATCGTTGTGTCCACAATGTTTCCAGCATTTCGTTGTAAAGTGTGTCTGTGGTTACGAAAGACCGCCAAAGCAAGTCTTGAAGTCAGATAGTCAGATTCTCAAAGAACTGAAGAAAAATAATCGCGACTTCTCGAAAGAAGACAAAGCCAGATGGTTAGGTGAATTCCATTTTTACGCCAGGAAGAAAGGCTATAAGCCTGGATGGGTATCCCATGCCTACAAAAGTAAGTTCGGGGTCTGGCCTAATGCGGTGACACCACAGGCGACGATTCACATCTCAGATGAGGTGAAGAATCACATCACACATCTACAGATAAAAAGGATCAAAAGTGTTAGCTGACATCTTGCCACACCTGAACGGAGTTACAAAAAAAGCAAATAAACTCTGGGCAATTTGTCCAGCGCATCCAGATAAGAACCCAAGCCTGTCAATAACCGAGCAAGATGATCGGGTATTAATGCACTGCTTCGGATGTCAAGCAAACGGGATAGAAGTCATGAAAGCCCTGCGGCTATCCCCTAGTTTGCTTTTCCGCGATCCCAAGAAGAACGAAATCCCACGAGCCGTGATTGAGAAGGCAGAAGAAGATCTGTTCTTCATAGAGATATTCGAGAACGAAAAACGCAAAGGGACAAGGATTACCTACAATGACTTGAAGAGATACCGACTAGCCAAGGAACGAGTCAAGTTATTAAAAGCATCTTAGTTATTCCAAAACGGTCTATCCCATAGTAAACAAAAACGTTTATAGTAGGAGAAAACAGGGGATGAGTATGAAACCAACTAGAAACGATATGCTATTGGCGTGGATGACATTAGTTAAAGTCATGGATCATTACGACAACACGCAGGTCGATGAATGTGATCGCCAGATGATCCGGTCAATTCTTAAACTTCTAAACGAGTTACAGGATAAAGAAAAGTGAAAATAGTCAGGGGAATCTATCGCAAGCCAAACGAAGAGCTTGAAAGAGTCGTTTATTCAAACACCACTAATAACGTCTTGAAGCAAATCAAGATGAAGTGTGGCATCGAATACGGTCAGCGTAATTGGAAAAAGGATGTAGATCTGAGGCTTGATCTGTTACAGTTTGAGGCTAACGCTAAAGGAATCATTAAAGCGCTGAAGCAAGGACTAACGGATGGGTTGGATTATGGCGAGTAACTACCCTGATGATATGCCCTTCTGGGACAAGTTCTTTGATACGTTCGAGCCTGTCTGTCCTGTTTGCGAAAGTGACATAATTAAGCACGAATCGCCACCGCAGGCATCTTGCACAAAATGTGATTGGTGCGTTGATCTGGTCTATCCCAATGAATAAACTCTATCTAATAGGATCAATCAACGGGTTCCTGGTATTTTCAATCCTGTTCATTATGTCTTTGCCATTGGTCATTTTGACCTATTGGTTCGCCAAAAAATCAATCGAGATGTGGTGGGCTTATGACAAACGTAACCAAGCTGCATCCCAACAGATTAGCGGAAGCTTTATACGAGTTGTGGAAGAAAGCGGAACGGAACGAAATAACATTCATTGAAGGACTAGCCCAGGTCGAAGAAGAAGGTTTCGTCGAGTGGAAGTTAATCCAAGAAGGCGAGAAGTCTTTCGATCAGATCCATCTTATCAATCAGCTTGGCTACCACGATCTGATAAAGCATTCGATCATTGAAGATATATGCGAGGCTGTAAATGAAGATCAGTGTTAAGCATGACATCAAAGAAGCAACGAAGAATCTTTCTAAAATAGAGAAGAAACAGATTCCGTTCGCAACATCCAAGACCTTAAATCAACTGGCCTTTGAGTTAGTCAAGAAGCGCGGAACAGGCGTTGTAGGCAAGGAAACAACCAACGTCTTCAAGAAGAAATCAGGGACAGGTGCTACCAAGTTCACGCAAAAAAACTTCTTTTATAAGAAATCAACCAAACGAGACCTTACGGCTGAAGTTTTCTGGGATGAGACTAATGCTGACTTCATGAAATTCATGGTCGCTGGCGGTACTAGATTTCCCACTAAGCGTGCGCTACGAGTAGCAACCAAGCATTCTAAAAGATATCTCGATGCTTTCGGAAACTTTAAGAAAGGCGCGATAGATGAGATGCTGCTAGATAAGGCTAAGTTCTTCAAAGGTGTCCCGAAAGGTTCCAGGGGTAGAGATGAAGGGATCTGGGAGCGTTACGGAAGAAAGACTAAGAAGGGTGGCCAGAAGATCCGCATGGTCGTAGCATTCGAGAAGGATGCGACTTATAAGCCACTGTTCCCGTTCGGGTCATTCGTTTCTAGTTATGTCTTTAGTAGAGATGATGGGTTCGCCAAAAAGTTTAGAAAGAATCTGCAAGCAGCTATCGCGGACAAGAAGAGATAGTTGACACCATGACTAAAAGTAAACGATAATCGTGACATCATAAGGAGCAAATGATGAACAGATTAACCAAGATCCTGCTATCGATATTTGTAATCACTGCGCTGGCTTTCGTCGGAGATGCCGACTATCAAGATGAAATTGCGCAGGCCGACAGATACACGCACAACGTCTGTCACGGCTTTCATCCAGACTATGACAATCGAAGCCCGTCATGCGAATAAACGTCTCAGAAAGGCCCTACGGGGCTGGCAGCGGGTCCTTCCTAGCAATTTGTTTCATGGGTAATTCGCGAG